CAGTTGACAAAGGACTACGCGAAGGCAGAGGCCAATCGAGCCTATTTGATTGAATTTAGAAAGTCTAAAAAAGCTATGCTAATGGCCGATGCAGAAGCTAAGGAACCGGGTTTAGCCATTGCTAAACAAGAGCGAGAGGCTTACTCTCATCCTGGATATCAAGAATTGTTAGAAGGCATCAAGGTAGCTGTAGAACAGGCAACTGCACTACGGTTCCAGATTGAAGTCCGAAAGATGAGGTTTGAAGCATGGAGAAGCAGGCAGGCAACCAGCAGGGCAGAAATGAACTTGAGATGAGCTATATTGTTAGGCGGGAGATCAAAGAGATACTGCGCCAAAACTCTCTAATGAGCAAAAAATCGAGCATTGAGATGATCAAATACTACAGCAATTACATGAATAGAGATGTTCAGAAACGTGCGATATGGACCATTCAGTGCTTAAAGTACAACCTGGCTTGGGATATCAAAACAGATGCGACTAAAGGCTTCAGATAGTTGGTTTAGTAAATGTGTTAGGGAGAGAACAAATTGGACCTGCGAACACTGTGATACAGAGTACCCGCAGAGCTCTCAAGGACTCCACTGCAGCCACTACTTTGGACGCAGAGCTAAGGGAACTCGGTGGGATCCAGATAATGCCTTCGCGCACTGCATGAGCTGCCATATGTTACTGGGGAGTAATCCTCATGATTTTCAGCGCTGGGCAGAGGAAAGGCTTGGTCCTGGGGTCATTGAGATTCTTAACGAAAAGCGTAACGATACCAATTTGGCGAAGAGCCTCCACAAAGCCGAGAAAGAGATCGCCAAGCACTATAAATTGGAGTATGAAACAATGCTCTCAAGGCGAGCTGCAGGCGAGTCAGGCCGACTAGAATTTACAGGATTTTGATATGAAAAAAGAAATAACATTTAACATACTGACACCTGATGAACTCAACGAATGGTTTGTTAATAACCATAATAAATTCGATGGCGAGGATCACGATGCGATCATCACAATGAATTTTTTTTTAAGAATGATTGAGGACTGGTTTGATGAAAACGAAAAACACATTGATAGCTACGAGGAGTTTATAAACCGGGAGTTGCATTAAACTTCACCCAGGTTTAGGATTGGAAAGTCGGTCCGGGTAATCAGCCCAGCGAAGCCGACAGGGAGAAAGAGAGAGAGAAATGCCAACTGCCCGACTGGGTAGTATTGTAACACCTCTCCCTACTTTCTCAAACTGGCAGGCATATGCGTTGGTCAGCCTTCGGGCTTCTCCCGGCATATTAAATCTGAGGGAATCTGAGAAAGCCCTGTCATCAGCGTTATGAGTGGCTAGATACGCGCTCCGAGTGGGATAACCTTCGGCAGTACGCACATTTAGCGCAGTAGAACGCTCTCAGGCGGCGTGTACGGGCCGTAATCTACTGAGAAGGGTGTACCTACCTATGACCCTTCCCCTGTCTACGATGGCGATTGACGGCGGCATATCACTAAACCGGGGCTTCGGCTCCGGCTAGGGTGAGTATTGCCCTGATTATCTCCGGCTCCTAACAGCAGCATAAGAAGGATATATATGAATGAATTAGCAAAATCGTGTAAATGCGGATTAGAGATGCAGCAAGTCATTGGATTTGATGATAAAGACCAGCCATTTAGGCAGGGATGGTACTGCCCTGAGTGCAAGGCGTGGGACAAGGCCATGCTCCGGGAAAGGATTGTGAAATAAATGTTGTGAGATTGTTGACACCATATGTGGATAGCGTAGAATGCAAATTGTGGGGAGGCGGTGGGCTGAACCAAAACGGAGAAAAACCAATGAACTTAAAACAACTGAGAAAATTTGCAAAGGAGCTGGGCTTGACCATCGAAGCTGTGCGAGATGACGTTGGCTGGGGATATTGGATAGACGGCACTGGATGGGAGGATGGAAACTTCTGCACCAGCCACGAAGAGATAGAATTGAATCTAAACTATTTCAAAAAGGAAGCCTGTTTATAGGTCAGCAAACCGAAACCAGACCCGCTTTACTGCGGGTTTGGCAGTAGAAACAGATCATAAATCAACTGGGAGAAAGATATGATAAGTCTTGACTTGCACGGAGTTGCAGATTTAAGCGTAAGGGCTGGCGCAAGTTGCTGGATAGAGCTCACTGCTACCTGCCAGAACGGAACATCGCAAGAAATCACATTTTTTGTTGCGTCTGGTGATGAATTAGAGCGCAAGCAGCTACAACTGGACATCTTAACTAGTCTGCGCGACAAGCTAAACGAACTGCTGGAGGAATATTAATGAGTAGCATATATAACATTGTGATGGATAACCTTGATTCTTGTATTAGGTTTGGCGAATGGTCACCTACTGACAAGGTTCTCGATCTTGTGATAGATGCTCTGGCTAAAGATGATACGCCGAGCTCTGTGGTGAGCGAGGCACACGATGGCGATGAGAAGCTGGCATCTTTAACCTTGTTTATGCTTGACGCATCGTCAGACGAGCTTGAACCGTTGCAAAGAAAGTACCGCAAGCGAAGCAATAAGCTGCTGAGAGAGTACGCCAGAGGCTACATTGATGGATACGAAGGTGATGCCTGGGGTGAGTGGGATCGCCAGTGCGTTCCAGCGGTTGAGGCGGTAGAGGCGAGGGTGTATCGATGAAAGAATTTGCTGCATTTATGGGAAGCTGCGCGATTGTCACCTTGATGATGTTGATCGTGCTAGCAGGCTGGTCCGTCTAAATCACTGACAAAAATGCAAATAAAAATAACGAATTTGTCTGAAACCGGAGAGAGTAAAAATGCGAGTTATGCTTGACGTAAGTCCAAAGAGGTTGGAGGAAAAATCTAAACAATTCGATTTTGAGTTTTGGCAGTTGCGAACTCCGCTCACAAGGAACTCTATCGCTAATGTGCCTTACGGACTAGATAACGGTTGCTTTAAGCGCTTCAATCAAAAGACTTGGGAGCGAATGTTAGATGATTGTTTCGACATAAAAATTCCTAAGTTTGTTTGCTTGCCAGACATTGTTGGCAATGCCCAAAGAACTAGCGAATTGTTTAAAGAGTTTGAATTACGGACTAACGGATTGCCTCGCGCTTTAGTGCTTCAGGACGGCATCAATGATGTAAGCATCCCTTGGCGCAAGATATCTGCGGTATTTGTTGGCGGTTCTGATGCTTTCAAGATAAGTCCAGAAATATTCCAGACCTGTTATGCAGCGAAAATGCTTGGCAAGTGGGTACATGTTGGTCGTGTAAACACAGTCGAAAGGCTCGCTGATTGGGTTGATGTTGCTGATTCCATCGATGGGAGTGGCATCAGCAAATATGACCATATGCTTAAAGAACTTGTTGATTTCATAAAAGGAAATCATTGCTTTGATAAAAATATAAATTTGTTTCAGACCGGGGAGGAAGAATGAAAAAGCAAGTGAGCAACATAATTGAGCTTCTAGCTATTTTAGCAGCACACGCGATAATGCTTTCCTTCATGTTTATGGTGTTGATATGGATTTAAGAGAGCATCAGGTTAAAGCGATAGAGATGGTTCGGGAGTCGATGTCGAAGGGCAATCGCCGGGTAATACTGGCAGCTCCCTGTGGATTCGGGAAGACGATAACAGCAGCGGCGATTGCGAAGTCAGCGGTTCAAAAGGCCAAAAGAGTCCTGTTTGTCTGTGACCGGATCAAGTTGGTGGAGCAGTCGATTGAGGCTTACGCAGAGCACGGACTTGAGTTTGGCGTGATTCAAGCTCAGCATCACCTATCAGATGGTTACAGAGCACCTATCCAAATTGCTTCAGTCCAGACTCTGGTCAAGCGCAAAGACTGGCCTCACGCTGATTTAATTATTGTTGATGAGGCTCATGTGATGTACAAGTCACTTGCGGAGAAGCTAGAGCAATGGAATGCGGTGCCCGTTATAGGGTTGACAGCTACGCCATTCAGCAAATCGCTCGGGAAGATATTCCAAGACCTAGTAGTCCCGATTACCACTAGGGAGCTGCAAGAGCAGGGCTGGCTCGCTAAGTGTGAATATTATGTCGGTAAGAGCGTGGATACGAAGGGTATCAAGACCAAGGCTTTAACAACTGGGGGCAGTGATTATGACCCGGAGGCGCTGGGCAAGAGGATGTCAGAGGACTTAGAGCTTACTGGTAGTATCATCGAGAACTACCGTGACCACAGTAATGGCTTAACGCGCAGGGCTGTAGCGTTCGCACCAAACATAGCGTACAGCAAGAACCTTGTTGAGCGATTTAACTCTGCAGGGATACCAGCCGCGCACATTGATGGTTACACGCCACAGGAAGAGCGTGACATGCTTTATCGTGATTTTGAGCGCGGGGATTATAAGGTGCTGTCCTGCAGTCGTCTCCTGGGTGTTGGCTGGGACGACCCGGGATGTGAAATCTTAATCGACTGCTTCCCTTGTAAGTCCATCATAGCCTACCAACAGCGGGCTGGGCGCATTCTCAGGGCCGCAGCGGGCAAAGAGAAGGCGACCTATCTTGATCATGCGGGTAACGTCAGCCTTCACGGATTTGCCGAGGACATCGTGCCTGATTCGTTAGATGATGGCGAGAAGCGATTTAGAGAGACCGAGCAGCTCAAAAAGGAAGAAAAAGAACCAATCACCCATACTTGCCCACAGTGTACCGCAGCGTTTCAAGGCCGCAGGTGTGATTGCGGATACATACTTCCCGCAGATACGCAGATGCTTAAAGACGATGGCACTAAGCTGGTACTAGCGGATGGTGAGACGATCAAGCAGATGAAGCAGCGCTGGATCAGTGAACTGATGGACTATTGCCACGGGAAGGGCTTTAACCCGGGCTGGGCCAGCCATAAGTACCGAGAGAAGTTTGGTGTCTGGCCTGTAGGGCTTGATCGGACCCCAGAGGTCTGTAAGTCGAAGGATGTGATGAGCTTTATTGCTTACGCACAGATCCGAGCCGCCAAGAGGCCAGCCCGTGCTAGCTGAGATACTCCCGCATTTGAAAAGAGTAAGGCAGCATGGATCCAGCTACCGGGCTAGCTGTCCTATTCACGGAGAGGACAAAGATCCTAGTCTTAGCTTGACGGAGAAGGACGGCAAGGTTCTGATTCATTGCTTTGCCTGCGGAGCTAGCGGGATTGATGTAGCACAGGAGCTGGGCTTGAAGCCGGGAGTCCTGTTCAGCGATGAGCTACCACATGACCCGGACTGGCTGCTGAAGAAGACAAAGGATGAGGATGAAACTTACTGCTTGATATACGAGAGCGCGGAGGCTAGGGGTGATGTGATCCGCGCCAAGGAATTTAGCAGATATAAATTGGCAATGCAAAGAAACCAAATCAGAGAGAGGAAGGGGTTATGAACATTTACAAAACAACCATGCCAAGCGTTATATCTTTCTCTGGCGGGAGAACCAGTGCCTATATGCTTTGGAAGGTTCTTGACGCTTATGACGGAAAGTTACCTGAAAACATCAAAGTCTGCTTTGCTAATACAGGCAGGGAGATGCCAGAAACATTAGACTTTGTGCAGGCTTGTTCTGACAACTGGGACGTAGACATCACTTGGCTGGAGAGATATGCCGAGGTCGCTCCAGAGGATCATAAGAATAAATTTATATATACCACAAGGATTGTGACTTACGACACCGCAGCGAGAGATGGGCAGCCGTTCCTAGATCTTCTTAAAGCCAAAAGATATGCACCAAATCCTGTCGCCAGATTCTGCACCGTGGAGCTTAAAATTCGCCCGATAAAAGAGTGGATTTTAGATCAAGGATGGGGAACCCCATACGTTGGTTTCATAGGCATTCGTGCAGATGAACAGCGCCGAGCAGCTAAGATGCATGGAACTATTGAAAGCGGTCAAGAGCGTTACCTGCCTCTATGGCTAGATAAGGTGACAAAAGAAGATATATATGAATTTTGGACAAACAACGATTTTGATCTGCAGCTTCCCAACAACAATGGTGTAACAGATTGGGGTAACTGCGATCTGTGTTTTCTGAAAGGCTTATCAAAAAAAATGGCTATCATCAGGGAACGTCCGAGCCTTGCTGATTGGTGGATTAAAGCAGAAAAGCAACTTAGCGACCAAGTTGGTAAAGGCGCATACTTCAGGGCTGACCAGCCTAGTTATGAGGATATGAAGATAATTGCTACAACACAGTCATCCTTTGATTTTGGGGATGACGAAACAATTCCATGCTTTTGCGGAGAATAAAATGCACGAATACAAAAGCGTCATACTGAAATGGATTGAGGGTTATGAATTATTACAATGAGTGGGATTCATTCGCAGCCGAGTGGCTGAAACAAAGGTATTTGCATGAGCGCACCATACGGCGAGAAACACGGCAAGGGGAAGAAGTACCCGGACTGGCTAGTGAAGGCTGTCAGGATGGAGCATCACGACTTTGGTGAGCCCGTCAAAGAGATATCCACTGTTCTGGGGATACCTGAGTCCACTGTCAGGCAGTGGGTGAACTATTACAGCAGGTCAAGATATGCGTAGAATACTGCTGATGTTTGCTATAATACTACCCGGCTGCGCGGTTGATAGCCTATGCGCCCAGAGATGGGAGTGGGAAGCAACCGGGCATGATTATGTTGGCATACCGCCAGGAGCGGATAACTGCGGAGAACCTTATGGCTAGGCCAGAGAGAGTCTTCACCGAGGAAGAGATCGAAGAGATTAAAGAGCTTGCTCCCGTATTAACACAAGAGCAGTTGGCTACTTATTTTGGTATGACTGACAAGACCTTGCGAGAGATACTTAAAAGGGATCAGAGAGTTTTTACCGCCTACACCAAGAGTAGATATCTGGAGGGAGCGCTGGCCGCAAAGACTCTGCGGGACAAGGCGATCATTGATAAAGACTTTTCCAGTCTGAAGCTGTATCTCAGTCAGACGCTGGGATGGACCGAGAAGAGCCGTCAGGAGATCTCAGGCCCAGAGGGAAGGCCGATTGAGAAGGACTACCACGTTACCATTGAGGTTGTGAATCCGGGAGACTTAGATGCCGATTAGCGTGAAGCGTATAGGCAAGAGGTACAGGCTGGTAGAGCCTGATGGGACCATAGCCAAGAACAACAAGGGAACGGCGATTGACGGTGGTGGGCATAGCACAAAGGATAGGGCCGAGGCGCAAAGCCGAGCTATACGAATTCGGAAGTCGTCAGTAGAGATCGAATGAATCTGCAGATTGCGCCTAAGCTACTGCCAATACTAACCGCCAAGCAGCGTTTTGTTGTTGTGTACGGTGGTCGCGGGAGTGGCAAGAGTTACGGGCTTGGCTCCTTGAGTCTCCTGAAAGCTCTCAAGGGCCAGAAGATCGGAGCCTTCCGGGAGTTTCAGAACTCCATAGATGACTCCGTACACAGCCTGCTAGCGTCTCAGATAAGCTCTTACGGGCTGGAAGACTTCGAGGTCCAAAACAACCAGATACTCTTTAACGGTGAGGTAGCCTTCAAATTTAGGGGGCTGGCTCGCAACGTAGAGGCCGTCAAGTCGATGTTCGGCTTTAACCTGTTCTGGGTTGAAGAAGCGCAAACAATATCCTTCGATAGTCTCAAGGCTTTAACTCCTACTCTCCGGGAGCAGGGCAGTCAGATATGGCTGTCTGGTAACCCCAGGTCCAGCACTGACGCATTCTCCGAGAGATTTATTAAGCCTTTCGAGAAGCAGCTCAACCGGGATGGGATCTACGAAGACGATATGCACCTGGTAATCCGCATGAACTACGAGGATAACCCGTGGTTCGTAAAGACCCCACTGGAGCAAGAACGCATACACGATATGCAGAATCTGCCCAGAGCTATGTACGAGCACATCTGGGAGGGCAAGCACCTTGATACGGTGCAGGACAGCATTATCGAGCCCGATTGGTTCGACGCCGCGGTGGACGCGCATAAGAAGCTGGGATGGAAGCCAGAGGGTGCTTTGCTTGCTTCGCACGATCCATCGGATGAGGGCGGTGACAGTAAGGGTTACGCTATGCGCCACGGCAACGTCATTCTGGATGTGTGTGAAAAGGTAACAGGTGATGCCAATGAGGGTATGGATTGGGCGCTAGACAAGGCAGTAGCAGGTCAGGCAGACCACTTCATCTGGGACTGTGATGGCCTGGGCATAAGCCTCAAGCGCCAGGTAGATCAGGCGCTCGATGGTAAGAAGATCGAATACCATATGTTCAAGGGATCTGAGTCACCGTATGACCCGGAGATGCCGTACACCCTGGGAGGAAGCCAGAGGGCTAAGACCAACCGGGAGACCTTCTTCAACAAGCGAGCCCAGATGTGGTGGACGCTGCGGGATAGGTTTGAGGCAACGTACCGGGCTGTTGAGAAGGGTCAGTACATCAATCCAGAGGAGCTTATAAGCCTGTCATCTGAGATTGACAACCTTGAACAATTACGCTCCGAGGTGTGCAGAATCCCACTCAAACGGGCAAATAGTGGTAAAATCCAGATACTAAGCAAGGTAGAGATGGCGAAGAAGCCGTATTCAATACCTTCACCCAACATGGGCGATGCTCTTATGATGTCGATGCACAGCCCTAAAGCAAGCGCTGTGAAACCAGTGACTATTAACTTTGCGGGATGGAAGAATGGCAGAATATGATGATGGCAAAGAGCTAGAGAGCCGTGGATCGGCAGAAGCTGATCTTTCCTTCAAGGCAGAATATGACAATCATCAAGATGTCATTGATCTTCTGAGCAAGTGCCAGATGGCAGATCAGGACAACCGGGAGAGGGTCCGAGAAGCTCACCTGTTCCTGGATAAGCGGGACGGTCAGTGGGAGCCCCACTGGTGGAGTAGTAACGAGAAAAAGCCTCGATATACCTTTGATCAAGTAAATCCCATCGTGGATCAGGTAGCCTCTGAGATAGAGCAGAGCGACTACGACATCCGAGTATCACCCGCGGGCGGTAACGCAACCAAAGACATAGCTGTCACTATTGACGGCATCATCCGCAACATTGAGCAGATGTCCAACGCTGGAACCGTTTACTCTCAGGCTGCGCGAAACATGGTTA